ACTTGTTAATTCTTTAACAACTTCCGGCGCTAAATCCTGTTCAGGGACAACGCCTTCCTTAATAATCTCATCTTTAACTTTTCTGGATGCCTTTAACGCACCCAGAGCTTTACGCATACCGAAGAACCCGGCTTCAGTTGCTGCGCCAATACCAAGACCCTCGATAGCCGTACGCAACCGCTTATCCATTTCAGAACAATCTTCATCGCAGGCTAACCATTCGGTAACGGGGTTTTCCAAATCAGGATAGCTCTGTATCAGTTTGCTTAAATTATCTTCAGGTTTGTTGACATAATCCGCAACAAAACCCTGCAACATGGCCTTGCTCACGGTAGGATTTGTTTTAGCGCCGAGTTTAAGACCTTCGGCTAACCCACGGAATTTACCAGCGCCAACATACAAACCGACGAAGTTCATCATCTCCCGGTAAACCTGGCCAGTTTTGGACACCGCTTTTGGTGTGGTAGGTACCTTCAACAAGTTTTCATCTGGAACACCAGATTGCCAACTAACGCCATCATCACCCCAGGTGATCTGCCCGAGATCGGCAAGATTCTCGTTCGCCCAGTTACCTACGTCATAGGCCAGCTCACTGACATCGTTAATCATGTCAGAAAAAACACCTGCGGTTTGTACAGGCATTTCAACAACACCTCTACCAACATCCTTGGCCGTGGCCGCTATAACGCTATCTTCGCCAGTTGGTTCTGGTGTCTCTGTAGTATCTTCCCCAATAATGGAGTCAACAAAAGCCATATCATCGGCTAACTGCCTTGACTGTGCCTTCTCTTGGTGAGCTTTTGATAGGTCGTTATCCATTATTTCGCCTTGAGACTTTTATTGCTGTTTTCTATTGCTTGCTTATACTGCTTTAACAACTGCACCTGGCCAGCAAAATCTTCATCGCTGATGTCGCCGTTAATTAACGCTTCTTTTGTTTTTGTAGCAATACTGGTTAAATCCATATTGGGTGTAGGAATATCTGGACCGAAACGTAATCGAGGCAAACTGAATATGTCCATAGCCGAAGGTGTCCAGTGGTAATCTTTCAAAATAGACTCAGCCTTTTCAACATATTCTGTTGTTGTCCTGCCTGGATTATCCTGAATATACCTATTCAACTCCAGCATCGCCTTGGCTTTACGAACACGCATACCAGGTATTTCAATCGTTTCATCTTTACCGAAGGAAGTTTCAAGTAAATCCTGCGCCATTTTTGCGTTTGTATTAAAGCCGTTTTCTACAACACGGACAACATGATCACGCTGCTCTTTGCTGATGTTGCCACCAAGATAAGCCATGTCAGCATCAGCGCGTACGTCTCGGCCATCTTTAGCCGCGTTGTCCAATTCAACATAATATAGTGAAACATCTTCTGATTCTTCAATACCTTCCAACTTATCCATATAGTATCGATAATCAGCAGGGTACATCTTGGAACGATTTTCCTCTAACCAGTCTAGATCAAGATCATCGTTAGCCAATAAGGTCATGGCTTCTTTGCTCAACTCATCAGCACGTATTTTATCTGCCTTTTCAGCTTTACGCTCCAGTCTACGTTCATTAATATCCTGTTTGCGTAAATCAGCTTCATACGCCTTAACAGCGCGACTAATCCACACCTCGCGCTTTTCTGGCGTCAACCCTTTATTGATTGGATCACCTGAATCTTGTAAACGCATATAGGCTGTGTTTGGATCAAGCCTTATTTCTCGACGTATCTCAGCACCAGCAACATCACTTAAAAAATCATTCTTCGCTTTTAAGGCTTCAGCCGGCGTATAAATACCCGCGTCTTCCTGTGCCTGAATACTTTTCAATCCCTTATCGATGTATATTCTCTTTTCGGTTGGGCTATCGGTTTCAGACGCTAAAGAGGTTAATGTGTTGAGTGTCGATTGAGTATTAGCCTGTGCGTCAGTGACCTGCATCTTGATAGTGCTAGTACTTAATTTAACACCTTCACGAATTACATGAGGCTCGAAGGTTGGTTGCCATATTCCATAAGTAGCATCATCACCAATCTGTTCCTGCGCCCACAGCTTTATTTCTTCAACACCTTTCTGGTATTTATCCCCATGTAAATCATACTCAGGGTCATTGCTAACACGGTGGCGTAACTCTATCAACTTGGCCTGCGCCATCGCATCGACGCTTTGTTTCCTGGCATCATTAGCCGCATCTTCTGACCTGGCAAACACTTCAGACAACTGCCCCAACGCCTGCCCGAAACCAGACTTCGCGCGACCCTCGATCGCACCGAAATCTTCAGCCGCCGCGCGGCGGGCATCAGGCTGGTACTTCTGAGTGTAGATAGGCAGCTTTGCCATTAAAGACTCCTGGCGCCGATCTTGGATATACCTGTCAACAGTGAACTGCCGACAGCATAAGGTTTAGCTTTACGCGCAGACGCTGCACGTTGTTCATCCAGCCTGGCGGTAGTCTCACCGGACCATCTGGCGTTAAGGGCATCCAGCTCTGCCATCTCAGCAGACTCAGCCAGTACCATCAGCGGGGTGCCTTCCATGGTCACGCCTGACTTGGCACGACCTGCACGAATCTGTCCCAGCTGCCTGGCTGACTCACGGCGTCTGCGATCTTCTTCAGCAGCGGCCTTGTTACGTTCAACAGCGGCGTTGTATTGGGCAGCATCAGCGGTGGCATCGTACTGTTGGCCGGCGCCCATGGCAGAGGTAACAAGACCCGCAACCGATAACACATTTCCCAGTGTTACTGTGTGTCCAGCAATTGCAAATAATTCTACGCCTGTCATCGTCTGACCCTCGCATACAACAACATATCAGCCCCATCAGGGCGATAGGCTCTCATGTACCCCTCCAGTTCAAAACCCAACATTTTCATCCACCTAACCCCAGGTTTAAACCCGATATCAACGGTTGCTTCAACACGTCTAAACGGTGAACGAATCAAACTTTTCTTCACCGCTTTATGAATAGTTGTCATGTACTTACCAGCTTCAGGAGACATCAACATCCAGGCTTGTGCCCTACCTTCCCATAAGGGGAGTAACCCACCAATAGCATAGACATTTTCTTCGTGGTCACCTGACCACACCAGGCCCCGATCAGCTAATGGTTCAAGGTCAATGTTCAGATTATCAATGTAATCTCCCATATACGACTGTGCTGTTTGGAAACACATCCTTTGCTCGTCATATTGTTCGTACGGTCTAACGATCATAAACGTGTACCTGTGGCATTAAGGCTATTATAGTACAAGGTAACGGTGTTCTGTGCTGCAATGCAACCTGAACCGGTGTTTCGTATCCATCGGGCCATGGTAAAACATCCGTATCACCGGTGAACAGTGGAACCGGGTTATCCATTAGATCACCAGAGTCGCGGGTGTGGTACTCATCCATAGTGGAGGTATCCGGGCCGTACCACAGCCCTGGACCAGTTTCATGTAGCCTGACCACGGTATTGGTGATGCGAGAAGTCTTACCCTGTGAAGTCCCGTCCTGGGCGCCAGCATTCAGCGGCATTGTCACCATAGTAGCGTTATACGACAGGCCAATGTTCACCACAGAGGCAGCTGCCTGTAATGTAATAGCCCCAGATGAAACAACCACGTCAGGGTGAACATAACCATCAGCCAGAACCGACACTGTTTCTCCTTCAAGATGATCTAATCCTGAAATATTGGTTGCGGCTGCACCATCATAGGTGAGTGCTGAATCAAGGAACAAGGCATAATCATCCTCCAGGTATTTTTCCATATACTCAATATAGCGCACCGTAGAGCCGTCAATCGTGCGCTTAACCACCATCCACACAACATTCTGGTCGCCGTCCCAATGCGGTATGGTAGTCACCGACTCCACTTCGCCAGGGCCGGCGATAGGGCAGCGATGCCACCCCACCACGTCTTCCGCTCTCTCGTAGGTCAGCCCCAGCAGTTGCCCATCCCCATCCGGTATCCAGATAATCTGGTCAGGTTCCTGTTGATAGGCCATATCCGCAATACCACCGCTGGTAATATGCTCGGCCAGTATCGTCAAGTTGGGAGACTTGTAGGCGTCATCAGAGAACACGTAAGCAAACTCTCTTAACTTTCGCCCAGCTCGCTGTACGAATATAACAGCAGAACCCACGCGGAACGGTTGGATACCTTCTTTAGACCCGAAAGAACTCTGTGGCGTGATGCGTACATTGGTCGGAGTAATAGCCTGGTCTTCATTGGAGGCAGCTACCACGAACTCACTACCGGAAGTGCCGACAAACAGCGACTTGCCTGGCACCAACCATTCGATCGTATTGACTTCCTGTGAGTTGATGGTGTAATTCAGTGCATCGTCATCTTCAGTGCCGTACTTATGATTTTCATAATCACCGGAAGTGGATGCCCATAATGTCTGTGGTTTACTGGAAGAACCAGCGAACCATAGACGATCTTCATGGAATACAACCGTTTTAGGATACCCGTAAGTATCTGACCAGGCGCCCCATGACCACTTCTCTGTTCCCGAAGTAGCTGAAGTCGGCAAGGTTTTAACCACTGTGGCGGTTACAGAGGTATCTGTGGAGAATGCAGTAATCTCCGCGTAGCCAGCACCATCATGTAGATAAGTCCAATTTACGACACCGTCTGACTCAGTACCTTCCGTATGAATGGGCGGCCTACTACCCGTTGTCCCTGTGTTTGTGGACTCGTATAAATTACCGTCATACACCCTGCGAGCACCTACAGAACTGACCGTACTGCCAGCTGTCCACAAATTATATTTAGAGGCAACCACTTCCCGAAACTTGACGTAGTTCCCAACATCTGTTGAAGCGAAACTCGCGGCAGAAGCGGTTAAGGTAATACCAACGCCCGTGACAGCGGATGCTGTAATAGTCACCGCCGTAGTATTTTCATCATTGAACGGTGGCCAATCAAAGTCCACCTCGGTAATAGTCCATGAATCATGCGCGGTACGTGCCAGCTTTTGGGGTGGGTGATTGGGGTGTGCGATATACATTACATCCGCAGACTGGGCAAAATGGATGTCCGTTAATTCTGTGTGCAGATAGGGTGATACAATCTCGTAAGGTGAACCCCCAGACTCAATATTACCGCCATCTTTATAAAAGCGAATATACTGATCACCGAACTCAAGCACATAAGCCTGTTCAGTGGAATATTCAAAAGGGACTAACCGGCAGTTATTCGCCGAGGTTTTGACCTCTTTGACAAACCGCGTACCCGGTCTTTTCCTGATAGGGCCATGAATTTGAGGGAGGAAATTCTCTAACGTCGCACACCCATTGCCATACTTCTCAATGTCAGTACGGCCTTTAAGCTGCGGTGATAGCTCCCCAGCGTTGAAAGAGGTCTTTATGACGGACGCTTTGGCCACTTAATACCTCGCTTCTACCCAGGAATCCTCCTCAAAAGATACCGGCGGATTTTCAACAGCGTCAGTGCGTTTGGCTTCCAGCATGACTTCTTTGAGTTCTTCAACCAAAAGGTTCTTTTTGGTATTGCTTTGTGTCAGCGTTTCACACAATTCAAACGCCAGGGCTGTCGCCAAATAGTTGGTGAACAGCGCATCAAATTCATTAGGATCGGTGATAGTGTCTATATAACGTATATACACAACCGATTCATCACAAAGCAATTTATTACCTTCAATCTGGTATTCATCCATCGATAAATCCAACACCTCCAGGAGGCGTAACAGACCGTCAGGTAATTGGTGTTGATAAGAAAAACCCCAAGCAGGGGTTTCGGTTAATGGGCTTAAAGAAGCCCGTTTGACCGCAAAGTTCCACGGGTGAGAACGTAAAACATGGTTACGGACTATTGGCCAAGTGCGTTCTACTAAAGATGCCGCCTTGGTACCGTCCGTTAAACTGGTGATCGCACCATGCCCGAGCTTATCTAATGCTCGGTTGGCAACATCCACAACCGAAGGCATTATTTATCCTGCATGTATTCTTGTACAGATTCGGCGGCACGTTGGATTGCTGTCATTAATTCGCCAGCTTCTACCGTGTCGTCAAAAACCACCATCACGCTATTGGTTAAAACTGTATCTTCGGCGGCAACAGTCGATATTGAGATACCGGACTTTTCAGTGGTAGACGCAATATCTAATTTCTTCTCAGCCATTTTAAAATCCTCGTTAAGAAAAGGGACCCGAAGGCCCCTTTGCTATTTAGTCTACAACGTAGAGCAAGAAGCCTACCAGGTCGTCACCATCAGCGATAGCGGTATCCTGCGAAGTTGCACGGATAACAACACCATCCTGTGATTCAAACACCTTGGTGCCGCCAGTGGCTACCAGAGCTGCGCCGAAGGTTTGATAGCCAGCAGTGTCAACATCAACACCGTCATCAATACCATTCGGGTCAGCAGCAACAGCAGTGCCGGCGCGGTTGGTGTAAGCATCCCAGCCCAGGTCAAGCGTAGCAGAAGCAGTAGTCCAGTTGACATAGGCTTTAGACTGCGAAGCAAGCAAGCGAACTTTACCTGCGGGCAGTTTAGCCAGTGCAACAGAACTGGTAGCATCGCCAGCGCCATCTTGGTTGTGAGTGAAGAAAGCACAACGAACACGACCTTGCATTTCAGTCGTGTCCAGATTGCCAGTATCACTTACATGCGCCTGGTCATACTCAGTTGTATATTGTGTAGTAACAGCCATTAGGTATTACCTCCTTTATTCGGAACACAAAATCTCTACGACTTTGCCTTCCTCGGTACGAGTTGATCCAAATGTACCCTTCACGTAGACCTGAGTTGCATAACTCTTATCATCACGTTCAGAAATACGCCCATTGATGTCATTCCACATACCA